TATACTAAAACACAAGTTAATACACTTCTTAGTAACTATACTCCACCTGGTGGGAATTTAATTAAGAGTAAAATGATCCCTTATGTAGCTGTTCCATATTTTGGACCAGTATCATATTTTGATGCAAATGGTGCAGGTATAGGTGATTGGATTGATATCTATTTGTGTGTTGGAACTGGTAGTCACCCACAAGCACCAGACATAAGAGGACGTGTTCTTGTTGGAGCTACAACAGGTGTTCAAGGAGGACCAATGAATCCAGCTGTTATCCCTAATATGGGAACAGGAGGATTTAATCCATCGTATACAGTAGGAAGTACATATGGTGCAAATGGTGTTGCATTATCAAACATTAATCAGATTCCAAGTCATACACATACAAATACAGCTGTTACAAGTATATTAGATACTCATAAACATAATTTTTCTGATTCTAGAGAGCAAGGTAGTGGTTTGATGCGAGGAAGTGCTGGAATAGCAGGTAATGGATCTCCATCCATAACCCCTAGTCAAGATTTTACTGCTGGTGCAGGAAGTGGATTAGGTATAATTTATTACACTTCTACAACAAGTGCAGGAGCAATTACAGCTTCAACTACTGTAACAATTGATCCAACTGGAAATGTTACTCCTGAGCCTCATACAAATATACAGCCTGTTATTGCTTGTAACTATATAATATACATACCTTAATTTTATTAATATGTCTTGCACAAATTGTTATAATGGTTGCGCTGAGATTGTTTCTGATCAATGCGTTAAATATACAGGGGTAGATGTACCTCTATTAGGCATTCAAAATGGTGACACACTTGCCACTGTTGAGAGTGCAATAATTTCATTCGTTACACCATTCCTTAATGGAACAGGTATAAAACCTATCATTGATCCAGATATAATATGTGATGTCGTTAGACAATATATTCCTACATGTGTAGAATGTAATGGCTTTAATCTAAATGACATATTAACAGCAATTATTAAAGCTGTGTGTGATTTACAAATTCAAATCAACAATGTTGTTGCAGACATTGCAATAATTGAAGCTGATTACGAAGTTGGTTGTATAGAAGAAGTTAGTGCTAGTTCTGGAACACATGATATATTGCAAGCTGTTATAAACACACTTTGCCAAGTACAAGTTGACCTTGCTGCATTATCTTTAGATGTTGCTACAAATTATATCAGAATCGATCAGATTAACGATTACATTGCTGCATACCTTGCTGCCCTACCAAGCGACTTAGTAAGTGCCAAAATGATTCCATATGTAGCATTAGAGTTCTATGGTGATTTAATTGGTAAGTTTGATGTAAATGGTGCAGGTTATGGAGTGTGGAAAGATATTTATTTATGTAATGGTTCAAGTCATCCACAAGCTCCTGATAAAAGAGGTAGAGTTGCTGTTTGTGCAATAGTAGATATGGGTGGTGGTGCATTAGATCCAGAAGTAGATCCTAATCAAAGTCAATATAATCCATTATATGAAATTGATTACCCTGATGGATCTAACTTTACAACACTTAACAAAAACCAAATGCCTTTGCATACACATACTCCAACTGTAGTATTAAATGATCCTGGACATGCGCATTTATTTGGAGGAGATGATTTTATCACTCAAGGTGGTTATACATCTAATGGTACTGGATTTAATTATGATGCTCAATCACAAAATTCAGGAAATGGAAAAAACTATTATACAAAAAATTTAAATGGTACAGGTAATGGTATTGCTCAATCATCAAATGTAACTATTGCTAGTGCAACTAATTCTGATGAAGGTGGTGGACTACCTCACTCAAACGTTCAACCAGTTTATCCTTGTTATTATATAATTTATATACCTGCTTAATTATGTGGCCATATTTACCTCAAAACCCATGTGGATGTGACTCTTGTGAGAGTTCTAATGAATCAACAACAAATGTTGGATCAGATAATGTAAGATACGTGGGGCCTCCTTTGGCTTGTACAGGAATTGAAGCTTGTGATACTCTTACAGTTGCTCTTCAAAAAATTGATAGTGTAGTTTGTAATATACTTGATACATTAGATGTATGTTGTACAACTACTACTTCTACAACAACAATATGTCCTTGTACTACATATGGATATGTTGGACCAAGATTTAATCCTGGTACAATTACATATGTAGAGTGTAATACATTAGAACCTATTACAGACACTGCATCTAGCATTGTTCAATTTGCATGTGTTGATAATAACTATCCAATTATAGAAATTGGTTCAATTAATGTAATAGATACACAAGATTGTTGTTCAAATACTACAACAACAACTACCACTGCTCTTCCAATAAAACCATATTGTTATGAAGTAACAGTTGTGAATAAATGTACTGTTTACTGGACAGATGCAAATGGTAATCCTGAGTCACAAGTAGTTACAAATGATAAAATATATATCTGTGCTGATCAAGGTTCTATTGCAAGTGCTTGTGGAGCTGGTGGATCTGTTTCTTTCACTGGAGGAGTTGTTGCTTGTACAAGTGATGCAATTTGTCAACCAACTACAACAACAACTACTACAATAGCTTGTAACTGTATCACATTTAATAATACAGATAGTTCTATAATAGACCATACTATTGGATACAATGATTGTATTGGAGAATTTGTTGAAACTACAATTTCTGCAAATGATATATTACAATTTTGTGGAAGTGATGGTATAGCAGATAGTGAGTTAGTAATAGTAACAACTGGAGGAGCTTGTATTGCTGAAGTGTGTCCAACGACAACAACAACAACAACTGAAGCCCCACTAGCATGTTTTTCTTATGTGCTGCAAAGTACAGCTTCTGGAGAAAATAATTGGGAAGCATTTGCCTGTAATTCTGACACTCCTGTATCAGGAACTGTTCCATATCCTGGAACAATGGAAACTGGATGTATTACTCAAGGTTCATTATTACTTGGTGATAATTTAATAATTATTTCTCAATCAGTTTGTGCAGAAGTTAGTTGTGAAGCATTTGAAATACAAGGATTTTCTCCTGTAGGATCTTGGGATGCTATTGATTGTTTAGGTAATCCAGTTGGTGATATTGCTCCTAGTGGTGTTACTGTTCTTACAGGATGCATTATTCCTAATACATTAGTTTTAGATAATGCATATATAAAAACATCTCTTGGACCATGTAGTTCAACCACTACAACTACTACCTTGTTTCCACCTACAACCACAACAACAACAACACCTGCTCCTACAAGTTTTAGATATTTCTTCTCTACTGCTGCTATCTCAGGAGCATTAGCATGTGATAAAACAACTTTTCCAACAGTTTTATATTCAGATGATCCAACCCTTAATTTAGGATCTTTCTTGTATACAGACATGGCATTAACTACTCCTTTCCCAGGAGCTGCAAGATGGTATAAAGAATCTGTAAGTGGTGTAGCTTTTGCTATTCTTAATAGTGGAGAGATTGCTGGTGAATTCATTTGTACAACAACTACAACCACAACATTGTTTCCACCAACTACAACTACTACAACAACTGTTGTAAATTTTAGTCATGGACTTTCTGCAGGAGAAGCAAGTAATGTATTAGCTTGTCTTGAAACAGTTGCAGCAACAACAGTGTATACAAGTGTTCCTACAATAGCTTTTGGAACTATTGTATATACTGATCCAGCACTAACTATTCCATTTAATGGAGGAGGATCATCAGTGTATTATAAAAATTTCTCATCAGGTGATGGAGTTAGAATCAATGGTTCTGGACAAGTTTTCACTACTTTTTCTTGTTAATATTTTAAAGCTAAACTTATGAGTATTCTTAATTGTATAAATACTGACTCTTGTTCAACACAGATTACTAAATCTGATTTAGTAACATATATTGGGCTAGATTTATTATGTACAAATATCCAAACATCAGAAGATCTCACTGAAGCTCTTGTAAATATAGATTCACGTATTTGTGATATAATAGAAACTTTAAATATTTGTTGTACAACTACAACAACGTCTACTAGTACTACAACTACATCAACTACGTCAACTTCATCAACGACTACTACAACTACTACAGCACCACCAACAACCACTACAACTACCACTGCTGCTAATTATTTAGAACCTTGTACTGTATTAGTTAATTATGGTCAAAATGTTTATGGATATGATCCAGGTGCTAATACAACTACTTTCTTAGGAAACTATGCTCCAGGAGGAAATGATATTGCAAACACTGCAACAAAAATGTGGTTATATACTCCAACTCTTATATATGAGTATAACATTACATTATCTCCTTGGACAGCTGTTCTTAACAGAACAATTAATCTTCCAGCAGGAGTTGAATTAGGTCAAGGATTAGTTGCAATAAATAACACATCGCTGTATGCATCAAATACATATCCAGGAGGAGCAACTCCTAATAAAATAGTATTTTTAAATATTGCAACTAGTACAGCTGGTGTAACAAATGTTATTTCATTACTTCCTGCAGGAACAGTAGTTTCTGGAGATATATTATATACAACAACTAATAAATTATTAGTTACAACAACATTAGGTGCAATTGATCAGTTACGTCAGTATGATGCAATTACTGGTAATTTAGAAATTACAGTGACTCTTCCCTCATATGGTATTCCTTTTGGATTATTTGAAAATGCTGGAAACTTGTACATATTTACAGGAGGAGGATTGATTCGTCAAGTTGATTTAAACTATCCATACACAGTAACAACAGTTGATGATGCAGGTCAGTTTATTTCAGGAGCTTCACAACAACCAAGTTGTGTAGATGCTTCTTTGCAAACTACAACCACCACCACATCAACAAGTACAACAAGTACAACTACGACTAGTACCACCACTACAATATATATTCCAACAGTTAATTTTTGTGGTATTGAAATTGCAACAAAAAACTTGAATGTAAGCACATATAAAAATGGCGACGTTATTCCTCAAGTAACAGATCCAGTTGCTTGGGCAAACCTAACTACAGGAGCATGGTGTTATTACAACAATGATGTTACTAATCAATTAGTTTATGGCAAATTATATAATTGGTATGCAGTAAATGATCCAAGAGGACTAGCTCCAAATGGATATCATGTGCCTTCAAATGCAGAAATACAAGCCATTGCAGCATGTATTGGTGCTGAAAATACAGGAGGTAAAATGAAGGAAATTGGAACATCTCATTGGGCTGCTCCTAATACTGATGCTACAAATAGTACTGGATTTACAGGATTGCCTGGTGGATACAGATATGCACAAACTACTTTTTTTCCAAACACTGCTCCTTTTTCGTATCTTACATTAAATGCATTTTTCTGGACTGCTACAACCTTTAGTATTTCAGCTGCAAGTGCTTGGGTTCTTTCTTACAATAATAATTTCCTATCAACTAATAATAATGGATTTGCAGTTGGTATGTCTGTTCGAGTAATAAAAGATTAATTTAAACCAATAATAAAATGACAGTATTAATAACATTAACAACAGCAGGATCTGACTCAGGTCCATTCAATCTATATTCAGATGTAGATGGGTTTGTATCAGCATTCGAAGTGGGAGTTGCTAAAGTAGATTTATTAGCAGGATATTCTTCATCATTAGTTCCTGATCCAACAACAATCATTAGAGTGATGTCTAGTAATCTATTGTGTACTAATTACATTGATTTAGAATTATATCCAACCACAACAACTACAACAACATATTTACCAATAGCTTTCTCAACTTCATATAGTTGTGCAGCTCTTCCTGATATTTCAATATCTGCATTCTCTATCACTGGAGGATCTGGATTATATTTTGCAGGAACAACATATTTCTTAGACGAGCCTTCTGCATTAGCTAACACTAGTTGGTTAGTAACACCTATCTCTACTGTTACGTATAATGTAGGAACTACAAATGGTAGCTTCTGGATTGCAATTATAGATTCAGTAGGAAACATATTTGCTCAAGAAGTAATTACATCTTGTGCAACAACTACTACTACAACCACACTAGCACCACTTGATTTTATATTAACATCTAGTTGTGCTGGAATAGATGCAACACTTAGCATGAGTTCTTACACTGGGGGAACAGGACCTTATGAATCAGGAACTAATTATTTTACAAGTGAGGCAGCTGCATTAGCTAATACGTCTTGGGTTGGACCACCATCAGGATCCTTTGCAATAGGAATAGGATCTACACCAGGAACTTATTGGATGGTTATTAGAGATTCATTAGGAACTCTGAAAGCTAAAAGTATATTTGTAGACTGTACACCATAACAAATACAAAAAGTCTTGTTTTGTTGGTTTTACAAGACTTCTCCTCAAGGTTTTCCTTGGGGAGTTTTTGTTTAATAATTTTTTTAATTATAAAGAATTTCTTGCGTAATTAAAAATATTTGCATATTAAAAAAACTATTTATTATCTTTACCATATTTTTATTTAAATTAGAACGCATATGCTTGACAATCAACAATTACTAGACCAGTTGAAGGATATGCTTCGCTGGAAAAAGAGTAAAGAATATTATGCTAAAGCTTTAGGAATTTCTCCATTTGAAGTGAGTGAACTTCTTAAACAGTTAAGTAAAAGATCTTTAATAGAAAATATATCAGATAAGACAATCAAAGTTGACACTGAGAAAGGTACATTAGAAAGCACAATAGTCTGCGACTATGAACCAAAAGATCACATAGAACTAGCAAAATTACATAAGATAGACTTAGACAAGTATGTGATTACAAACTACTGGTCAAAGCTTTTACCAAATGGAAAGTTTACATCTTCAGTATTTTCCAAACGTAAACAAGCAAAAGATTACAGCCCTGAAGACTTTTTAAAGTTTTTAGAAAACTACAAACCAAACAACATTGCAATCACTCCTATTGATCGCAGTAAGGAAAAAGATCATGTTGATGTTGAGGTTTCTATCTCTGATTATCACTTGGCAAAGAAACACATTGATGAAGATAACAATCCTGTTGAAAGGGCTTATAGATACTTCAACGTGGCTCAATCTTTGATTAAGAAAGTTGTATCTGTATATAACATCAACACGATAGTATTTCCTATCTCGAACGATTTTTTCCATACAGATAATTACCATAACCAAACTACACAAGGAACTCCACAAGACACTATATTAGATTATAGTTCTGAATATGAGTTAGGATTCTCAATACTTGTAGACACTATAAACATGTTGAGATTTTATTCAAGTGAAGTGCATGTAATCCTTGTTCAAGGAAACCATGACAGAACTAAATCTTTCTATCTTGCACACGCACTAGAAGTGTATTTCAAACGCAATCTTGATGTTAAGTTTGATAGAGAACATGGTGTGGTAAAAGGCAAGACATTAGGAGATACATTCATTGGATGGCATCATGGTAACTGCAAAGTGGAAGACCTTCCTCTACTGTTTGCTACACATCCAGAATACAGTCAAGCATTTGGTAATGCTAAATACAGAGAGGTTCATACAGGAGACAAACATCACTACATGGCTAAAGAAGTCAAAGGAGTGAGAATACAACAGATGCCTAGTCTATCAGGAACTGACAGATGGCACTTAGATAACAATTATGTACATAGTGTACGAGCAGCACTTGTTTTAGTTTATGATAAACATAAAGGAAAGATTGCTGAATTTGAAGAAAGAATTTAATTATGTCAACATTAAGAAAATTAGTTTCAGACGTAAGATCAACACACAAGCTGCTTTCTACAGACAGCTTAATTACTGATAGAGCCATTGCTTCTGAGATCAGAAACAATTCTTTATTACTCATCAAGAGAGAAACCAATCTTAGAAAACTTTGGGCTACAGATACTTTGTTTACAACTATTCCTTGTTTAGAGATGTGCGCTGTGCCAATCTCTGAATGCTGTGACTTTGTAGATGACTGTACTATTGCTAGAAGCAAACATAAACTCCCACGTATATCAGAAGGTAATTACCAATATGTAATACAAGGAGTTTATTCTATTAATGCAATGGGTGGAAAAGCAATCAAGTTTAAAGAGATTACAGTTAACAGATACGTTAACTTATTAAAGCTTCCTGTAATTAAATCTGAATCTTACTTCTGGATATCTAATGGATATCTTTATGTGACAAATCCACAGATACAAGCTGTTCGATTTGTAGCATTGTTTGAAGAAGATATAGACAATGAGATTCTATATCCAGAATGTGGATGTGGAAAAGAATATTCAGAAGAAGAATATTGCATTAATCCATTAGACAAGGAGTTTGCTTGTCCAGGATATTTAGAACAACAAGTGTTACAGCTTACATCACAAAAACTCTTATCTACATACTTTAGTA